AAGTTGCGCCTTACGGGCAGACCATTGCCCTGGCTTACCACCGTTGCCACTAGCAAGGATGCGTTTCTTGATACGTTCTCTAAGCTCTGGCTTTGTATAGCTCATCGACAGCTACAATCCCAAGCCCGAAGCGACTTGTTAATTCTAGAGTTAGGGTCCCGTGCAGTCTTAGCAGAAGTAAGCTTCGACTTCATACCACACATACGGGAGCAGAAAGACTTGCGCCGACCTGCTGCTTTCTTAGACCTTGCAGCCTCCTGCTTTTTTACAGGAGGCTTGAGGTTCATACCCTGCGCCCGAGCGGAAGCACGACCTTTGGCATTCAAGCCACCCTTAGGATTCTTACCTGCTTTACGTTGCCACGCTGGACTCTTTGCCACAGTTACCTCACTCTTGGTCCGAATGGACCACTTCCTAAACCACCAGTAATTCTGCCCCCAGCACGACCAGAAGTAGAAGCTGCCGGTAGTGGCTTTTTATTGACAGATTTTAGCGCTCGCTTTTCTTGTTTCTTTTTATTTTTAGCATATTTTTCAAAAACCTTTGGACTTCTAGCAGATTTAGCAGCCTTGGTTTCCATTTTGCTAAACATTTTTTCAATTTTTTGCGTTCCTTTTGCTATAGTGTTAGCAGTTTTCTTTTCCTGTTTGCTAACACGCCGTGCAACCTTTTCAGTTGTTTTTTGTACTTTTCTACGACTACGCCCTAAAGGTGGCATTATCTATTACCCTTCTTCATAGCACCCTTTACCTTCTTGAGGTTAGGGTTCTTGCGCTTTGCAGCAGCAGATGCCTTACGAGCACCAGCAGCCAGAATGGCTCCAGCCCGCTCCATAGGGATACCCTGCTTCTTGGCAATTTGCTTCTGGGCTGCTTTGAAGCCCATTCCCTTTTTGGCTTTCATAGTGTCCTACTTCTTCTTCTTAGACTTTTTGCGCTGGGCTTCCATTTGCTTTGTAAAACCCTTTGGATACTTACGTCCTGGCACAATAATGTCAGTATCAGTTGGCAGTTTCTTGGGTGTAAAAACCTTTTTCTTGGCTGGCATTAGCGCATACCCTTCTTGCGTCCACCAGTCTTGGTCTTCTTGAGCTTCTTTGCTGAAGGGACAGGCATCTTCTTTGCCATCTTCTTCTCTTCAGCCTTAGCCATCTTCTTGCCCTTAGCTGTGTAAGCAAACTTCTTTCCATTTACCATTGGCATATCTATACTCCCAGTTCTTTCATTACCTCTGCTGATTTTTTGTTTATATGTTTAGCCGGTGGCATCTTCTCGGCATTATAAGGACGCCCTAAGGTTTCACTGGCTTGTACTGCTTCTTGGATTTTCTTCATAGAAGTTCCAGCTGGTTGGATACCGTTTGCTCTAGCCTCTTTATAGGCATCCAATTCTTTATTGAATGCTTTGTTTGGCATAACCTTTCGGCTATCCGCATCACCGGCATTCATACTGAGAGTCAAACCCTTACACCCAAAGCACCCCTCAACATACTCTGGATGGGCTTCCCAATGTTTCATAGCTCTGTAAAGTTATCCTCCGTCACCCCAACATTGCCAGCAATCAATGCTGCCTTAGTGGCATCATCAACTGTGTAGTTATAACCACCACGATAAACCTCTGGATAGTCCAATAAATCCTCATCTTGCGGATATCTAATTTGTGCATAGTTACCCGTTACTTGACGAACAATTGTTATACCACGGTCAATTTTGTAGAAGTAAAACAAACGTGCGCCACCAGCAGGACCTTCTTCTACAGTAGGTGTTTTGAATAACCATTCAGACATTTGTCCTCCTAATGGACTCACCATCAGACGGGGTTGCCCCCGCCCGACAGTCAATCAACTAGAGAGCAGCGATTGAGGAACCAGAGGTAATGCGGAACAAAGCCTCGTCGCGGTAGACTGCGAAGCCGAGTACGCCATACCAGCCCATTGGGCGGAAGCGCATCAACTTGTCAGTGACGTTACCGATAACGATGTGTGGCTCTTCAGCAACAGCCTCAGCCATTGCCTGCTGTCCGCAGACGATGGTGTTGAAGACACGGGTAACAGGAGTTACCGTGACGACAGTTGTTGCCGTAACAGGCGCAGTGTGCGCGATGCTGACGGTGAAGGTTGTGGTGTTGCCAGAGGTGCTAATTGCGGAAATCAATGCACCAGTTGCAATACCGGTACCAGAAATCTTGTCGCCAACCTCAGCACGGGTTGCGATAACAGCCGAAGAAGCAACACCAAGGGTGAAGCCACCGGAAGTACCAGCAACGGTTACAGCGGTTGTAGCAAGAGGAGTCTGGTCTGCGCCGGACTTTGCGTTGTAGAGACGTGGCGACTCGATGAAGAATGCACCTTCGTACTCACCAATCTCACCTGCCCAGATATCACGAACAGCTGGGTCGGTTTGTGCGTGGACGAAGTTCCATCCCATATTGCCAGTCTCAGCACGAAGGTCGTGTGATACCTCTGGGTGGATTCCGGTCCAGTACAAGGAACCACGGCGAGCCTTGGCCTTGTTAGCACGGAGCTTAGCAACTGCACGACGGATGTCTGCAGAGTCAATTGTGTCAGCAGCATCGACGTTAGCAACAGCAGTTGCGTTGCCCGCGAAGATGTTGTTGGAACCAGAGCGAAGAGTTGTCATAGCAACGCTATCAATAGAATCAGCAAGGTTGTATGCAATGATGTTTGCAATTGCTGGGTCTACATCAGCGAGCGAGAACAGCTCGAGAGCACGGGTTACGAGGACTGCATTACCGTACTCATTGAGAGTAATGGTAACGGAAGTCGGGGTTGAAAGAGAGACTGCATCTGGGTCAGTCGTCTCGGTCAAGGTTGAAGTAGCTTGGTCAAGGTCAACGTACTTCTGTAGAACTACGGTTGAGCCAGGAAAAGCTTGACGGGCTGGGCGCTTGTCTGCGACAGAACGAATGAGTGGTTCTGAACGGAGAGCAAACTCAAGAAGGCGGTCATACGCCTTCTGTACTAGACCAGCACCACCAACGGTACCGCCGAGCGACGCGCTCGACGTATCTGTGTATGCCATTGAGTTGTCACCTCCAAGTGACTATGAACGGTTAGGAATTGCGTAGTAAGTTAATTAACTCATCCATTGAACCCGCATTATCCATACGAGTTTCAAGGTCTACGGCTTTATCTGGAGCAATACCACCCTGCGTAATAATGTCTTGTTGACGCAATGCCGCTAGGTCTTGCTGCTTTTCCTGTGCCTCAGTCTGTGGGTTATAGCCAATCAAATCTCCATTATCGCGGAGCCAAGAGTCAATAGACTCCTCGTTGGCATCTTCTACATCTTTGAGGATAAGGCGGGCAGCCTTAGCATTTACTCCCTTTTTTGCCAGGACTTCAGAGACAGTTCTTTCACGCTTTTCCTTGAGGAATCCATCAAGTTGTTCGGAAAGTTCCTTGATACGCTTTTCATCAGCACGCTTTGCCTTACGCAACTTCTTTACCAAGTCGTTGTCAGACAGAGGTTGCTGCTCCTGTGTATCTAGGTCGTCTTCGTCTTCATCCCAGTAGTTGTTGCTCATAGCAACCACCCTTTCTATTTTTGTAGTTAGTCGCAAACCACAGTTCTACCCAGGGGTAGGTAGGCTGGCTTTTGCTCCCAGTCTTATACGCTGCGTGGGGCTGGTCGGTCCACGTCAGGAATCTATATTTGCCCGCCAGTTTGTCTTGTTAGGGCATTGCTACTAAGTCCAGCACTTCCACTGAACTCTGCAATTTCTCGTTGAGCAAGGCGTTGCCTTGTCCTCTGAGCAGAGGCAAGTCCTTGGAATACTTCTGCCTCAGCCGTTTGTTGTGTATAGGCTGGCAGTTCTTCATAAATCTGACTCAACTTGGTTGCATCTGGCAATACTTCAGCTATAACCGAATAGCCCTGTCGAGCCAACTGTTTGTCTACACCAAATTTTGCAAGCTCGGTAGAAACCTCTACGCTGCCAGCCAATCCTTGTGCTACAGCAGCACCATAAATTTCAGCAGTTGCTACCTTTTCCTTCAGAACATTGACGTTGTTCTTCGGGTCAAGGAAGTAGCGGGTAAGGTCTGCATCTGTAATGCCATAGATAAGCTTGAAGGAATCACGGGTAGCCTTGTCGGTATTGATAACCCGATTAGAAGCTGTCTGAACTCTTTCACTAAACTCAACAGCTGATATATTTGAACCAATAACTTCAGCCATCTTTTGGGTACGCTCTGCACCCTTTGGACCGAAATAATCAAGTAATCCAAATGATGTCAAAGTTTCGGAATAACTGTTTTCAAGAGCAAGATATTCTGCTTCAGATAAAACATTCAACCCTTGCTTACGACGCATTTCATTACCAGCAAATCTGCGGGCATAACCAATGGCATTGCCAGCCGCATCTTTGTTGTACTTAGGGTCAGTCTTGAGCGCAAGCGTTGCTGCTGCTGGACCTACACCAGATACCATCAATTCATTGATTGCCGGAAGCAGCTCTTCTAGGTTGTATTGAATAAACAAATCCTTGAGCATTGCAAAAGCATCCTGCATCTCTGGAGATGCACCCTGCTTTCCTTTATCCTTAAAAGCACCAGTATCTGTAAAGTCTTCGTCAGTATAGGTATTTTTTACTCCGCCCAGCCCTACACCTGGTGAACCACCAGCACCACTT